TGAATCTCCTTGTTGACGAAATTTGTAAAATTTCCAAGGAGGCTATGGGACCTTGCTCAAAAGGAAGGTCCCGGCGACTTGGTGAGAAAAAATCGACTTTACTCTTTTTTTATGTCATGCCTTACATCCTCCATACTAGAAAGATATTCTTCCCATGCGGTCAAAATCCCTTTCAGGAATCGAATGATCTGCCGTTGAAAAGTTCTTGCCGGAGGACTCATATTATGCACTCGCTAACCTCAATCGCCGTTGCTCGGTTTCGAGATTAAAAGAACCAATTGAATTTTCTAGACGATCAACATTTAATTTTAAGCCCTTAATAAACCTATCGCCTTCAGCCTTGGGGACTATGACCACATCAGATATTGCAGCACCCTCGTTACTCTCGGCCATCCCTTGAGGGTTTTTATACATTCCTTGAGGTACAACAAATTCCGCCTTATCGTTCTCCGTGGGTTTCTTGTCTACCTCATCAGCAAATCCGGCCTCAACCGCCTGTTTCGCACCGAACCAGGTTTCCGCTTTCATCATCTGCCGGATCATGCGTTTCGATGTGCCGGATCGGTCGGAATACACTTCGGCAAGATCCGCGCTCATCTCGTCCAACCGCTCGGCGGAATACAAATGATCGTCGGCGCTGCCGATAGTAATACCCCAGGCATCATGGATCATCATCCTTGAACCCGGCTTCATAATAATTTTTTCCCCGGCCATCACGATCAAGCTCCCGGCACTCGCGGCCAACCCGTCCACGATTACCGTTAACCCGCCCTGATGCTCTCGGAGCAAATTGTAAATCGTGAATCCATCAAAGGCGCTTCCACCCGGAGTATTCAACCGAACCTTGAGCGCCTTCCCCTTCACGGCTTGCAGGGCCAACACTACCGCTTGAGGTTCCACCCCATACCGTCCAATATAATCATAAATATACAGCTCAGCACTCTCCAACTTCTCATCGTTATGCAGGGCAAACCATGATTGATTTTTCTGTTCCCCTTCCGGCTTTTGATACAATTCACGTAAAAACTCGGCATAGGGTTTAGTTTGGAATTTCATGGTTACGCCCTTTCGCTGATGAAGTCGCTATCTTTTTGGGTAATCTCTTTCCCGGCATTTTTTAACGGCACTAAAGAGGACTGAATAAATAATTGGTCGCCTCCCGGCATCGGTGGATCATTTTCTAAGGCTCGACATTCGTTAGGGGTTTTAAATCCATATTGAATGCCTGCCGTATACAGTGCAGACCTCGCCTTCGAGTCTCCGCGTAGCAAGGAATCTAAGTTGAATTTAATTTGCAACGGCTTTCGTTGTCCCATGCTGCCACGCAACAGTTTTCGTTGAAACTCTTGTTCAATGCGAATGATCCACGGTTGGAGCGTGAAAATGATAAACCCAAGAGTGAATTGTTCTAGTCCACTCCCCCATGATGTCGATTTTTCCGTTTCGAATAACATGTGCAAGGGCACTCCAAAGAATCGGGCAATATCGGCAATCTGAAACCGTCGCGTTTCGAGAAATTGGGCATCCTCGGCGCTCATGCTCACCGCTTCCCACTTCATACCATCTTCCAATACTGGCGTTTTCCCGACATTATCCGTTCCGCCGTATTGCGCTTGCCATTGATCGCGTAACCGGCTTTGCGCGTCCTTGTCGTCAAATTTTTTGTCAGTATGGAGATACCCGCTTAGCCGTGCCCCATTTTTAAACATCCGGGCGCCATGTTTTTCTGCTGCCAACGACAACCCCACAGCCTGACGCGCCGCAAACGTGATAACCGACAACCCGGTAAACCCATTGAACCCCAACCCCGGCACATGCAACATGTCACTGCCGTCAATGATATCGCTTCCTCCGTTATTCAATCTCACTCGATACTGTACCCGCCCGTCTATACGCTCCGCCGTGACTTTGTGATGATCAATCGGATTCAGGTCAAGCGGCTCATTGCCTCGCGTTCGACCAATCGACGCGTAAAAATTGCCACGCAATAACGCATTGACCATAATCGATTCTTTAAAAATAACCGGTGTCTGCGTAGGGTTCGGGCTATCGTGTAACAACATATGCACCCGATGATCTGGCTTCGGAATACGCTTGTCTCCGTCAACCTCTACTACGCCCATCGGCAATCCTGAAATGCTTTTGGATAAAACGTCAACGCATCGATACACGGCACTTTGACGCATCGCGCTTTCTTCGGTAATGAAAATCCCGGCATCAGTCGGACTTGTGAACCCATCGGTAAACCACTGCGCCGGTTGCCTTAATGTCGTCGTCTCCCCAGCGTTCAAAATCTCTTGTAGTTTTTTTCCGAGATAGGTTTTAATTCGGCCCATAACAAAAAACCGGAAAGCTATAGCCTCGAGCTACAACCTTCCGGCCCTCCGACAAGAATAAATTGAATCAATGGTTCGCGGATCTCCTATGAATTTCCCGTATTTAATCAAACACCAAAAGAAATAGCAAGACTATTTTCAACAATTTTCAACCGCCCTCACACAAAAAACAACTCACTGGTTTTGCTGTAGCTAGAAATGTTTTCTTCTTGTGGCCTTAGGATCCCCATCAAGCTTAGGCAGAGCGCCGTGATCCCGTCAATTTTTCCGCCGCTCTTACCCTTATCCGGCATGATGTTTCCCGCGTGATCGGTTCGCACGGTCACACAATCGGCCATCCATCGCAAGATCGGGTTTCCGCCATGGTGCAAGGTCCGCCCGAGTAACCGCCGCTCAATCTCCTTGGCTGGTGGGCTCATGCTGAGCATGCCCATTCGTCCCACCATCGTATTGATTCCGTGATCCTCCCGTAATTCCTGCTCAATCTGGTGTCCCTGGAAAAGAATATCCATCCATAATTCTTTAAATCGAAATTTCTGCGTCAATTCCAAAATATCCTTAATCAAAAATTTATAATCAAGGGCCTCTCCCGGTGTGGCAATCAAAAACCCTTGTCGGTGCCAATTTTGATATTGGGCTAAATATTTATGCCGCTGTTCTAGCTTCGCCTCCGGTATCCAAAACCGCGCTAAAATTTTTAAATTCGGATCTTCCGGGAATGTCATGATAAGCGCCGTCATGTCTGACACGCTGGCCAGATCTAACCCGGCGATGCACTCACGCCCGATTAATTCCTTTTCATTGACCTGTCCTTTATTCTCATCCCATGTTTCTAGAGACAACCATCGTTTTGATTGCTGGACCCATCTATTGAGCCGCTTACAGAGAAATTTGTTTTGCTCTGAAGGAATCTTCAACGCCTTCTCGAATTGTTTATCCAATCCGTCTTGGTACACGGATATTCCCAGGTTCGGATTGGCTTTAATCCAATTTTTCTTATCCGTCCATTTGTCGCCATCATCCAAACAGCAAATAAACCCAAACCACGAATCATCCTCAATGGTCCCTTTTAAAATTTGTTCAACGAGCGTCCGGTATTCAAAGCATGGGTACTCTTGATTCTCTCCGGCTGTGGTAATAATCCACATGATCGGATCTTCCCTCGATCCGGTTCCGGTATCCAGAATAGAAAAAAGATCAACGGTTTTATGCGCGTGGAATTCGTCGATCAATGCCGCGTGAACGTTCAGGCCGTCCAGCGTATCAGAGTCTTGACCGAGTGGGAGATAACAACTTTCAGTTTCCGGGCACGAGATATTATTTTTGTGTATCGTCAGAAATTCGGAAAGCTCCGGGCTTTTTCGAACCATACGGATTGATTCACCATGAATAATTCGTGCTTGGTCAAATTTAGTAGCTCCGGTGTAGACCTCCGCACCTTTCTCCCCATCAAAAAAGGCCAGTTTAATACCATTAGCCGACAACCATGTAGACTTCCCGTTCTTCCGTGCGACTTCGACGTACACATAGGTAAAGCGTCGCCGTCCCGTTTTACGCTTCCAGCCGTATATACACCACTGGCAAAACTGTTGCCATCCGGCAAGCTCTAACGGTTGCCCTGCCCATTTGCCCTTGGAATGTCGGCAGTGTGGCATAAAGTCAAGCGACTGTTGCGCCGCAACCGAATCAAAGACTAACCCGCGCTTATACCCGGTCTTCAGATCCTTGATATGTCGTTCAACGGCCAACCGTTGAAGCTTGCCGGTGATAATTTTCCCGCATAGGACATCGGCCATGTATTGATTCACGACCGCGTTTTCCGCGTACCGTTTCACAGACACGCGCTTTTTCGCCGGTCGTTTCGCCTTCCGGATTCCTCTCGTCCGTCTCGTCCCCGGCTTATCGCTTGTGATCAAGTAACGCCCTCAAGGGATTCGCAGGTTTTTCTTCATTCACTTTCACGCGGCTACGGCTGGAAGGCGTCAAGCCAAACTCGACCGAGAATCCTTTAATCGCAATCCAACAATCTTTCGCAATGTTGACCGCTGGATTTTTCTTGGGCCCGGTGAGCGGATCAATGATGACAATCCCGTTCACATCAATGTCTGCATTGGCCGCTTCAAGAATGGCCAACGCGTTGCAATACGCCCCGAACGCCGATTGATCCACGGTAGAAAGCAAACCAATTTTATTAAGCTCCTCGGCCTGCTGTTTCCAAAACCACTTCGCCCGTTTCCCCATCCACCCCGGACATTTCGGCATCGTCGTCGGGACTTTCGGTTCTTCGTGGTTCAATCGCCGCTTGCCTGGATTACCTTGCAGAATTTTCAATGCGGTCGGTTTTGGTTTGCGTCCTCTCATACTGTTCCTTTTGTTCACATTAGCTATTTATACCTAAAACTTCCAATTTCGCGGAAGTGTAAGGAAAAC